CGATCAAAGACCCTTCTCGGGTGCGCGAATCCTGGCAACAAACCTTCGGTGGCGCTCGTAACGGCAACAAAGTTGCGGTGCTTGAGGAGGGAATGAAATACACGCCGATCTCGGTAAGCCCGGAGCAGGCACAGTTTTTAGAAACACGGAAGTTTCAGCTCAACGAAATCGCCCGAATATTTCGTATCCCGCCCCACATGATCGGTGACCTCGAAAAATCCTCGTTTTCCAATATTGAACAACAGTCTTTAGAGTTCGTGAAATACACCCTTGACCCGTGGGTAATCCGCTGGGAACAAGCCATCAGTAGAACCCTGCTCACCCCGAGGGAAAAGACCGAGCTGTTTGTGAAGTTCAACGTTGAAGGTCTGCTGCGCGGGGACTACCAGTCACGCATGGAGGGATACGCGGTAGCTCGCCAAAACGGGTGGATGAGCGCCAACGACATCCGCGAGTTAGAAAACCTTGACCGGATCGAGGCGGCCGATGGCGGGGATCTGTACCTGGTAAATGGAAACATGTTGCCCTTGCCGATGGCTGGGGCTTATGCCGGCTCCCAGCAAGCCGAAGAAGGCGAGTCTGGTGATGAAGTGTCTGAAGAAGAACCTAAAGAGAACCAACTATTGAGGAGGAGAATGTGAAGCGTTTTTGGAACTGGCTAACCCCACAGGCAAGTGGTCCGAACAGTGGTGGGGGTGAAAGGGTTTTGCGTATTAACGGGGTTATCGCTGAGGAATCATGGCTAGATGATGACATAACCCCAGCGGTTTTTGCCTCCGAGTTAAGCGCGGGGTCTGGGCCGGTCACTATCTGGCTGAACTCCCCTGGCGGTGACGTAGTGGCAGCTGCTCGTATCTATAACATGCTGCTGGATTATCCCGGTAAAGTCACGGTGAATATTGACGGGATCGCGGCATCGGCGGCATCTGTGATTGCTATGGCGGCCTCCACGGTGGCAATGAGCCCGGTTTCGATGCTCATGATCCATAATCCCGCCACGCTCGCTATGGGTGATAAAACCGAGCTTTCGCGTGCCCTCGACATGCTTGAATCTGTCAAAGACTCGATTATCAACGCCTACCAGCTAAAAACCGGGCTGTCCCGGGCGAAACTTTCCAAGCTCATGGACGCTGAGACGTGGATGGACGCAACAGCTGCTATCGACTTGGGGTTCGCAAACGAAATCCTCACCAGTAAACACACCCCTACTCCAGACAAAGACGACGAACCCACCAAGACAAATCCCGACAAACGTGGTGATCCTGGTGATGGCGAGGATGAAGAATCGGCGAGCAAGAAAGTACCGGGGCGAGCGAAAAATAAGCGCGGCGTGGTATTTTCCAGAAAGGTTTCAGAGCAACAACTTGTTGCCCAACTAGCTATGCACGGCAAAAGTGCTGCCCCTCCCGGGCCGCCGCCTCCTGTAAGTGAACATCCTTGTTTAAAGCCCGCTGGCGCTTGTGGTCGGCGGGTTGTTGATTTATACGCCCATTTAACCAACCAACCCCATTAACTAAGAGAGGAAATATTCCATTATGACTACTGTTACTGATTTGTATACCCGGCGTGCCCAAACCTGGAATAAGGCTAAGAAGTTTCTAGATGAGCGGCGCGATAGCGACACTGGCTGTCTAAACGCTGAAGATGACGCGGCCTACGCCAAAATGGAGGCTGAGATTGAGGCACTTAGCGGCGAGATTGCTCGATGTGAGCGAGCCGAACGCCTAGAAAACACTCTTGCCAAGGCGACCTGTAATCCCATCATTTCCGTTCCTGGAAGCGGCATGGGCGAAGATGGCAAGATCGAGCCTGCCCGTGCTACAGCTTCCTACAAGCGGGCGTTTTGGGATGCGATGCGGCTGAACACTTCACCCATGGAAGTAAGGAATGCGCTAAGCGAGGGGGTGGATTCTGAGGGCGGATACCTAGTGCCTGACGAGTTCGAACGCACCCTAGTGCAGTCTTTAGCCGACCAAAACATCATGCGTACCCTCTCCAAGGTTATTCAGACCACTAGCGGGGATCGTAAAATCCCTGTCGTGTCTACCCATGGCACCGCTACCTGGCTGGATGAAGGCAAACCATACAACGAGTCCGATGAAGCTTTCACCCAAATCTCCCTGTCGGCGTTCAAGCTGGGTACCTTCCTGAAAATCAGTGAAGAACTGCTCAACGATGCAGCGTTTAACGTTGAACAATACCTAGCGAGCGAGTTTGCTCGCCGTATTGGAGCAGCTGAAGAAGAAGCCTTCCTGGTTGGCGATGGTAAAGGCAAACCCACCGGAATCTTCAACCCCACCGGCGGAGCGGAGACTGGCGTGACCACCACCAAGCCTACCGACATTAGCGCTGATGAACTCATCGATCTGCACTATAGTTTGCGTGCCCCGTACCGGGCGCGCGCGGTGTGGCTGATGAACGATGCAACAGTAAAGACCATACGAAAGCTCAAGGACGCTAACGGGCAATACTTGTGGCAACCGGCGATAACTGCCGGCACTCCCGACATGATCCTTGGCCGACCCGTCTACACCAGTGTTTTTGCACCTGAGCTGAAAGCAGGGGCGCGCACAGTAGCGTTCGGTGACCTCGGTTTTTATTGGATTGCTGACCGGCAAGGTCGCTCCTTCAAACGCCTAAACGAGCTATTTGCAACCACCGGGCAGATCGGGTTCCTCGCCTCCCAACGCCTAGACGGCAAGCTAGTCTTGCCCGAAGCGATCAAGGTTCTTACCCAAAAGACCGCCGGGTAAACCAGAAAAATAGTTAGGAGGTGGCAGCCATGAAAACAGACGAACTCATGGCCTTAGTCAAGCAAAATCTGCTGGTTGAACATAGCGAGGATGATTCTTTGATTGCCTCGTTTGTTTTGGCTGCCATCTCCTACGCTACCGCTTACCAACATCTGCCCGAGGGCTACTACCAAACGGAGCCCATGTCGCAGGCAACCCGGCAAGGCATTATCATGCTCGCCACCCATTTCTACGAATCCAGAGATGGAGCAACCGCCGGGTTTTGGGCAGACAAAACCGATGCTGCCCGCGCCGTGTGGAACGCAGTCAACACCCTGCTTCGTCTGGATCGGGACTGGAAAATCTAAAGAAAGGACGCGCCTTGTGGCAACGCTAGGAAAAATGAGCGAGCACATCGACCTAATACAACCTGTAGTGGTTAAGGACGCTGCCGGGTTCGCCACTACTGGTGACGAGGTTATTGCTTCGGTGCGCGCATATATGGAAGTGCGGCACGCAAGTGGTGCGTGGGTCAACCGCGCCGCCTACACCAAAGCAGACCTGTTATTTAGGATCCGAGCAATACCCGGCATAAATATAACCGAGGCGATGGAAATCAGCTCCGCACGTGGCAGGTACGTTATTGATGCGGTCGAATACCTCGGCCGCTATGTCGAGATTTTGGCTCACCGCACCGAAGCAGAAGGAGCACCCTGATGGCTCGCGTACAAATCCGGCTTCCCAACGATTTCATTGACGCACTCGACTCAGCCAGCAGCCTCATTGATAACTCCGCTGAGCAAGTACTTAAAGCCGGGGCTAATATTGTGGAGCCGCGTATGCGCTCTAACCTTTCTGCAGCAATCGGCAGCTCAACGAAACAGCCCTCCCGCTCTACCGGTCAGCTCGCCAAAGCGTTAGGAACCGCGCCAGTAAAAGTCAATAGCCGCGGAGACTACAACGTCAAAGTTGGTTTCGCCGAGAACCGAGACGATGGTAGAGCTAACGCACTAATCGCTAACGTTCTTGAACACGGGCGCTCCAACCAGCCCGCTAGACCCTTCCTAGCCCCTACGCGTTCACAAACCAGGCGAGCCGCAATCACCGCAATGAAACAAACCCTAGCCGCGCGAATCCAGCAGGTGAAACCATGAGCGGGCTTTTAGAAAACATAAGCCACATCGCTAAACAACTTGGGCTCGCCTATGCAGTCAGCTGCTACACCGATTCCCCAGCCCCAGACACGTATCTAGTATTCACCCCGTTAACAGATTCTTTCGAGATCTTCGCCGACAACACCCCAGGCGTCGAAATAGAAGAAGCTCGAATCAGCCTGTTCACGAAAACCAACTACTTAGCTCTAAGAGACCAGATCACGAAAGCTCTAATTAGCGCTCGCCTGGTTATTACAGGCAGGCGCTATATCGGATACGAGGACGATACCGGCTACCACCACTATTCAATCGACATCGCGAATTATTCACCGACTACTTTCTAGGAGTTGTTGCTTTCCTCCCAGACTCCATAATTTTGTCCCTCATCATTGACCCAGCGCGCTCTACCATTGGCGGAGGTACCTAACACTATGGCCGCTGCTGCAGAAGGAGAAGCAAAAGCAATATCCCGGGTAACCACGCCCCGCTTATTTTCTAGACGGATTGAACCGTCACTAACTAGCTTTTGGTGACGACTAGCTATAGTCGCATACGAGTTAACCGTTGCCTGACTTCTGGCTTTACTGGTTTCCCAATTCGCAACCACTATTAATCCCTTGAGGAGGAAAAACTCGCCATCAATCAGCTGCATTGAGGCGTCTATCTGATCTTTTTGTCTGCGCAGATGGAAAACAGGCGAAGAAACTATCTGAGCGGTAGCTGCTTGCACAGTATTTTCTAGGGAACGCAAAACATTGACTCCCAGGATCGGCAAAATCAGCTTCACATTATCTAAGAACGACTCGGCTGATGCTCGTTGCGCTTCAGAAAGCTTCCTAACCCGAGTGTGTATATT